CATAGGGGATGGTGAGGGTTGCCCTCTCCAAACGCATCCAAGGCCGCAATCCGAGGTTATAGAAGTGTCCGTAGGCATCAAGCACTTCCTTGAAGCCTTTGCTCATGTCGCCCTCGCCAGCAGCCTGCAAGATGCGCCTCTCAGCCTCGCCAAGCTTGCGCTGGAAGTACGTTGTCCTCGAGTCCGCTGGCCTTCCCATCCCCAACCTCCATTAGTAAATTCGTATCACCACCCAAAATCGTCTGTTAGCATCCACTAACAAACCCCAAAGACCCCAGACGCAGCATGACCCTATGACCCCAACCCTAAGGGTTGGGGGTCAGGGAGGGTCAACTTTGCTGCTTTTTTGAGCAACTTTGACCCTGACCAGGGTCATGACCCTAGGGTCATCCAGGGTCAACTTTTCCCACATTCTCACAAACCGCACATTAAACATTTTTGCGTAACATCAGCGCACTGGCGTTGGCCTCATCGACCATGATCCACCCATGCTCGGTGGCCTCAATCATCCCAGCCTGGAGCATCGCACCGATCATTTTGTCGTTGTACGACGGGTTGACCATGTTCCTGATGGTGCGCTCGGCGTTGCCGTCAGCCGCCAGTTTGTCCTTGAGTGCTGATCTGGTGAGGTACGGCGCACCGCCCAGATCCTCCGCACCGCTGGCCCACCAAGCGTTCTCCCACACCTTCCTAAACCCATCTATCTTGGAGTCCTTCTTAGTCGGTGCTGCTGGGGCTTGCGACTCAATAATTACGGCGCTAGTTACCGCCTGATTATCTTCGTCATACCATCCCGGAATAGTTACCTGCTGCAAATCCAAGAATACCGGCTTTGCAAGCTCCGCATCCTTGGACTTTCTCTGCACCAATTGCATGGGGCTATTTGGCCCGGCGGGAATCACACTTATCTCAATATCTAATGCACCGCGCCAAGCTGATGATCCTCGAGCACGGTGCTGGGCCTCCTCGGATACGCCGGTGTGATGCACCAGGATTACCGAGCAGCCAAACTCCTGCATGAGATTGCCGCAGGCGTCCAGCATGGTCTTGGCGTCTTGGGCGCTGTTCTCGTCGCCCGCTAGGAATCGGTGCAGGGTATCGACCACGATCACCTTCGGCGGGCTGGGCAGCATACGGATGTGCTCGACCACTTTGAGGTATCCAGCGGGCGTATTTAGATCGCAGCCGTGCTTGGACAGCCACATGTTGATCGGGCCGGGCTTGTGCTGGTGCTTCCAGGCGGCAATACGTCCGCGCAGACCGTGGTGACCTTCACCGGCCAGATAGACCACGCTGCCGTGGCGCACTTTGTTGCCGCACCAGTCGGCGCTAGAGCTGGCGATACGCAGACACCAATCGAGCACGACGAACGTCTTTCCACCGCCCGACGGCCCATGAACCATGACGAGAGCGTGGTCTTGGATCCAGCGCTTGACCAGCCACGAAATGGGACTGGGCTGTGCGGAGAAGTCATCGGCGGGGACTAGCCAATCGTCGGCAGCGGGCGCGAGAAGACTCGCCAAATCGTTCCCGGCTTGGGCATAATCATTAGCATCGCCAGGTTCTGGAGGCATAACCATGCGCGCTCCAAACTTGGCGCAGGCCTGCTCGGCGTAGCGCTGGCCAACGCCCGACTTGTCATTGTCAGCCACGATCACCAGATCCTGCGCTGCACCATAAATCTCCCGCAACTTGCCGGTGACCGTCACGAGATTGGAGGCCGAGTAGGCAATGATCACGGGGCGATCAATCGTTTCATGGATCGTTGCAGCGGTGGCAAAGCCCTCTGCGACGTAGATCGTGCCAGGCTCGTCCGTTGAGCCGAGCTGCCAGAACTTGCCGCCCGTCTGACCACCAGGGTGATAGAGCTTGCCGCCTTGGTGATCGATGTACTGGAGGCTCGATAGCGTCCCGTCGGCATCGTACAGAGGCACGACAAGGCGTCCGTCGCCGGTAATGCGTGCGCCATGCACGCCAATTCCCTTGGCCACAAGGTACGGGTGCTCAGGACTTGCGGGGTTTGCGTTGGCCCAGATCTGCTCGACCGTCTCGCTTGCCACTTGGTGCTGGCGCTCAAGGGCCGCATCACGCAGGGCTTTGGCCTCAGCAAGACGCTTTGCATTGGCCATCTCCTCAGTGTGCGTGAGCTTTCGCCCGACCTCGGCGCGCCAAGTCACCTCAATGCCCGATCGCCAGCAGCCAAAGCGCCCAGCGGGGATGCCGTCGCCAAAGACCAGATACCAGCCCGGTTTATCGCCATGTCCTGGCGAGCCTTTGCTGCCGGATTTGAACCGGTGAATCTTGCCGTCCAAATGCACCTCATCAGGCGGCTCAAGGCCCGCTGCGCGAATGGCGTCAATGAGCTGAACGTCAGGGGGAGCGATCTGTCGCTGTGGCGAGGGTGACCACGGGCCACCTAAGATGTTGGAGAGGTCAGCCAATTTTTAATCTCCACAGAAACACGCAATGGCTTCTTCGTTCTTGTCAAACATATCAGTCTGCTGGGCGGCATACTTTGCCATCTCGGCGTAGCTGGGGCGATCACTGCGGAACAAACCGCCGTTCTTGATGTGGCTGTTTGAAATGCTGTTCTCCTGTGCCGCCCACCAGATTGCACGTTCTGGCTTCTCTGCGATCAAACTCAGAATCTGCGACGCGCCTTTCAAAAAGCACAGATCGCAGTTACCGTGATAGGTCACGCCGTTATGGTTTGGAAGACCTAAGTCGAAATCCGACTCACGCCAGAAAGCGCCAACTTCATCTTTGGTTATGCCAGCTTCTGCGAGAGGCATCAACCGCTCGGGGCCAGACTTTCCGCCGCTTGGATTAGCACGGATCTTCGCTACGCGCCGAGGCTCATCCGCTCGGATTCCAACAAAGTTGTCCCATTCATCCCAGCCAAGCGACTTTAGAAATTTAAGCTCGGGCTGGATCTTCAGTTCCACGGTGCAGAACCTAGCAACAGGATTTGGCAGGAAGTTGCGCTTTTTGATGATTGCCTCAAACGGCTCGCCGTCTCGACTGGCGCTCTGAAAGTTGACCACACGATAGCGCGGCTCGTCTTGCTGGTATTCCAACCAATTGATAGGCACGCCCCACCGCTTGCCACAGTCATGCACGAATTGCAGCGTGGCCTCGTCTTCCTTGCCAGTGTTGGCAAAGCAAACAACCGCCTCCTGTGGCAACCCGCCATTGGCCTGCAACACCCGCCACAGCATGTAAGCGCTGGTGCGTCCACCGCTGAAGCTGATGCAGGTTGGGCTGTCGATCTTGAAGGGGTCAGCCATTCACCGACTCCCGATCTGCCTTGAGTTCGCCCTCGGTCTTTACCTCCAGCTCATACTGGCGAGACATCGGGGGCCGCTCTCCCCAAGCGTAGATTACCTGGGGCCACACTCCTAGTGCATCCGCTAATTTCTTCGTGCCGCCGTAGTAGGCGACCGCCTCTTGGGTCTTCATTTTTGTCCTTCTGGATTTTTTTTCATGCGGTGTTGACATCGTACATTGAAACCCGCTACATTTGCAACACACCTCGAACTGATTTCCAGAAGGAGGTGCAAAAACAGGAGTGCCGCATGGCAATCAATCTGAAGACTACTGGCAGTCTATCTGCCAACGGCGTCAAGCTGCTCGTTTACGGGCAAGCCGGTGCCGGTAAGACCAGCCTCATCAAAACGCTGCCCAATCCCATCGTGCTCTCGGCTGAGGGTGGCCTGCTGTCCATTCAGGACGCAGACTTGCCCTACATCGAGATCGCTTCGATGGACGATCTGCGTGAGGCTTTCACTTGGTGCAAGGACAGCGCCGAGGCTGGGCAGTTCAAGTCCGTGGCGCTGGACAGCATCTCGGAGGTGGCGGAAGTCGTCCTCAACCACGAGATGAAGAAGAACAAGGACGGCCGCGCAGCGTATGGTGAGATGAACACCACGATGCAAGAGCTGATCCGCGCTTTCCGCGACCTTCCCGGCAAGCACGTTTACATGAGCGCCAAGTTGGAGAAGTCGCAAGACGAGATGGGCAAGATGCTCTACAACCCCGGAATGCCCGGCAAGAGTCTGACCCAAGGCCTGCCGTACTTCTTCGACGAGGTGCTGGCCTTGCGCGTAGAGCGCGATGCCGAGGGCGTGACCCAACGGGCCATCATGTGCGACAGCGACGGACTGTGGCTGGCCAAAGATCGCTCGGGAAAGCTCTCCGCTTGGGAAGCGCCGGATCTGGGTGCGATCATTCAGAAAATTGGGGACAGAGCATGACTGACCTCAAAGAACTAAGCAACGACTGGCTACGCTGGAAGACCTCTGAAGAAGAGGCCGTCACCGAGCGCCGCAAGATCGAAGACCAGATCGTCAAGATGCTTGGCTTGCCCGAGGCGTTTGAGTCCACCGAGACAGCCGAGCCTACGGGCTTCGTGGTCAAGATCCAAGGCCGCATCGACCGCAAGGTGGACTCCACCAAGCTGCAAGAGCTGGCCGCAGAGATGGGTCTGTCGGATCACCTTCCCAATCTGTTCAGGTGGAAGCCTGAAATCAACATGTCAGCCTGGAAGCAGGCCGACGAAGCAATCACTCGGCCTTTGGCTGGTGCAATCACGGTCAAACCGGGCCGTCCGTCTTTCAAAATCACTGTTAAGGAGTAATCATGGCTTTCCTACCCGAATCTTTTGACGCCAACGAACTGCCCAAGGGCAACACCGGCGCTTTCGAACCTCTGCCCGCTGGCTGGTACACCGCCACCATTAGCCAAGCCGAGCTGAAGGACACCAAGGCTGGCACCGGCCAGTACATCAAGCTGCGCTACGACATCACCGGCCCGTCGCATCAGGGGCGCGTGGTGTTCGGTAATCTGAACATCAAGAACCCGAATCCGAAGGCCGAAGAGATTGGCCGCGCTGACCTGGGTGAGATCATGCGGGCGATTGGTCTGGGCAAGGTGACCGACACCGACCAGCTCATCGGTGGCCAGCTCGGTATCAAGCTCTCCATCAAGGAAGACGCCCAGTATGGTGCGGGCAACGAGGTCAAGGGCTACAAGTCCATGTCCGGTAGCCCCGCACCGGTGGCAACGGTGGCCGCTGCGCCTGCCCCTGCCGCAGCGAAGAGCGCTGCACCGCCTTGGGCTAAGAAGTAAAAAAATAGCCCCCGGTTTTTACGCCGGGGGCAATCAAACAACTAAACAAGGAGTGGGCAATGCAAATACCCGAGTCGGATCATAGCATCCAGGCGCTGATTGACAAGCACCACGAGCAAAAAGCTGAAGCCCCCAGGCCGCACCTTGGCGTTAGCACTCTGGGCCATGTGTGTGACCGCTGGCTTTGGCTGTCGTTCCGGTGGGCTGTACAGCCCAAGTTCCCAGGCCGAATCCTGCGCCTGTTTCGCCGTGGCCACCAAGAGGAGACGAATATCATTGCTGATCTGCGGGCCATTGGCATAGACGTTCGCAAGGTTTCCACCCAGCACCGGGTGGATTTTGGCAGTCATGTCTCTGGCTCACTGGACGGGATCATTGAGAAGGGCGTGCCAGAAGCCCCCAAGGCCCAGCATGTGGCCGAGTTCAAGACCCACAGCAAGAAGTCATTTGACGACATGGTCAAGAACGGCGTGGAGAAATCCAAGCCCGAGCACTTCGTTCAGATGCAGGTCTACATGCACGGCACGGGTATCGAGCGGGCGCTCTACTTCGCCATCTGTAAAGATAACGACCAAATCTATACAGAACGCGTCAAATATGACAAGGAAATCGCGGAAAAGTATGTGCGCCGTGGGCATTACATTGCATTGTCCGAGCGCATGCCACCACCGATCAGCGAAGACCCGAGCTGGTATCAGTGCAAGTTCTGCGATGCACACAAGTTCTGCCACGAGAGCAAGACCACGGAGCACGCCAACTGCCGCACCTGCGCGCATGCTACGCCCAAGTCTGACAGCACTTGGCATTGCGCCCGCTGGGATGATTCGATCCCGCTAGACGCCCAGCGCACTGGCTGCGAGAGCCATGTGCTGCATCCTGATCTTGTGCCGTGGCAGCGCAAGGATGGGCCTGATCAATGGACTGCGATCTACATGATCGACGGCGAGGAGGTGGCCAATGGCCAACCATCCTATGCCGTGTTTGGCAGCAAGGAGATCCTCGCCAATCCGAGCGAGTGCGCGAATCCTGGGCATCAGATTGCCAAGCTGCGCGAGGAGTTCAATGGAAGGATTGTTGGCTGATGCTCCGTGACTACCAACAGCGCACCATAGACCAGCTCTATGCTTGGTTTTCTGCGGGCAACGCTGGCAACCCGTGTCTGGTGCTACCCACCGGGTCAGGCAAGAGCCACATCGTGGCGGCGCTATGTAAGGATGCCTTACAAAACTGGCCCGAAACTAGAGTTCTGATGCTCACTCATGTCAAGGAGCTGATTGAGCAGAACGCAGAGAAGATGCGTCTGCATTGGCCTGCCGCACCGATGGGCATCTATAGCGCTGGCATTGGCAAGCGAGACATTGGCGAGCCGATTACGTTTGCTGGCATCCAGTCCGTGCGAACGAAGGCCGAGATGCTGGGCCACCTTGACCTGGTGATCATTGACGAGTGCCACCTTGTCAATCACAAGGAGGCGGGAGGCTATCGCAAGCTCTTGGCCGACCTCAAGGCAATCAACCCGGCGCTGCGCGTTGTGGGGCTTACCGCCACACCGTATCGGCTGGGGCATGGCCTGATCACCGACAAGCCCGCTCTCTTTGATGCGCTGCTGGAGCCGGTGAGCATCGAAGAACTGGTGTTCAAGAGATACCTGTCCACACTGCGCTCCAAGGTCACCAGCGCCAAGCTCGATACGTCCGGGGTCAAGAAGCGCGGGGGCGAGTTCATTGAGAGCGAACTGCAAGCAGCCGTGGACACGGACGACAACAACCAGCGCGTGGTGCAGGAGGTGATTGCATTAGCTGGAGATCGCAAGGCTTGGCTGGTGTTCTGTACTGGTGTGCAGCACGCCGAGCACGTTGCCGAAGTCCTGCGCCAGCATGGAGTGGCCGCGCAGTGCGTCACCGGAGAGACGCCAAAGGCCGAGCGCAAGCGCATGCTCGATGACTTCAAGGCTGGCAAGTTGCGTGCGCTAACGAACGCCAACGTACTGACAACGGGCTTCGATTACCCCGATATTGACCTGATCGCCATGCTGCGCCCAACCATGAGCGCGAGCCTCTATGTCCAGATGGCAGGCCGTGGGATGCGCGTCAAGAGCCACACCGATCACTGCTTGGTGCTTGACTTCGCTGGCGTGGTCGAGATGCACGGGCCGATTGTCGCCGTGCAGCCCCCGAAGAAGGGAGGTGATGGAGATGGCGAAGCCCCTGTCAAGGTCTGCGACAACTGCGACGAGCTGGTGCATATCTCGGCCAAGGAGTGTCCCGCCTGCGGCCATCCTTTCCCTCCGCCAGAGGAAAAGAAACTCAAGCTCCGCAACGACGACATCATGGGGATGGAGGGCAAAGACTTTGAGGTGACGGGCTGGAGCTGGCGCAGGCACATCAGCAAGGCCAGCGGCAACCTGATGCTCGCTTGCACCTACTACGGGAGCCTGTCCGATAAGCCGATCACGGAGTATTTCCCCGTGCTAAACGATGGATACGCTGGGCAGATGGCGCTGCAAAAGCTGATGGCGATTGCTGAGAAGAGCGGAGCTGATCTGTCTGAGATTCGTATCCTAAAAGATACGGAGGCGCTCGATTACATCGTCATCCAGATGGGGAAGTCGAAACATCCGAACGCAATCGAGTACCGGATGGACGGTAAATTTTTCAAAGTCGTAAGGAGAACATGGGATGAGACATGCGGAACCTGAGGTTGTAACGATGTACAAGGAATGGATCAAGGCTGGCCCGCCCAGGTGCTGCCACACCTGCGAGCACTACGGGACAGATGGCCTGTGCATTGAGTTCTGGATGCAGCCCCCGCCGGAGTTCGCCGCCTCC